TCTTCGTGGCACAGTTGCCAATGCTTAATTAATGTCAGATTGTAGCTGTAGCCGCTCCGGTTCCCTCCTGGGCGTTTCTTATAGTGAATCCCGTTATCCCATTTCTTGTGGTAGTGCTTAACGGAATCTGGGTTTTTTAATCCCAGAAGTTTAGCAACCGCAACCTTTGATCCAAGTTCATAATCCTGGGTGATCATAAACCTTGAATCCTTAACTGAATAGGAACCTCGTTAATCTCCAACAATCCTTTTTTAGAAAGTTTTGCCAATTCAACCTGAACATCTTGCACATCGAATTTAATTTCTTTCTCCTTCCCCAATGGAGTTACGCCAGAACAGTCAAGTATTGTGATTAGATTTTCTGGTGTAACTTCTAAATCTTTATTGCAGCCATAAAGAAGACGAAGCATATAGAGAATGTAGACAGATTTGTTTATTCCCCCTGCTATTAAATCCGATTGCAAATTATAAACAGATTGGACTAATTTACCCTGTTCATTCATCACTGTCCCCATATTTTTCTCTGGGGCTTTTAATTGAATGACGTTATCAATTTCAGTGGTTTCAATTTGTTCAACTTGCATAATCTTCTCCTATCTAGTAAAACTGATTTGAGCATCCCAGAGGGCTTGAAGCCACTGGTTTTGCGTGGACATCCTCCGAGCTAGTTTAGATGCTGCGATCGCATCTTTTTTAGAATGAAAATACCCAGGGAAACGTCGCCCTGATGCCAAGTGAGTAACCCCCCAGTAATCGTCGCCAATCCGATGTACAGCGATCCACTTTCTGACAGTTGCCTTTACTTTCCATCGCCCATAAATAGTGTGGGCTATAATCGTTTTTCTCATGACTCAACCCTTGTTCTTGTAATTACTGAAACCGGAACTCCGTCCCAATCTTCCTGAACGTAATATCTACCAATCCCAGATTTGTTCATTTCCTCGCACTTTTTCCGAGCTTGATTAAATCTCGGATAAGACGCGATAATAGTGCCTTTTCCTCGTTCCCAAATCGCGTAGCCTTTCTGTTTGCTCATCTTTCTGTCTTAATGTTAATTTGGCATATTCAATAGCAAAAAATATGCCCCCTTTATACTGTTTTTCCCTGTATGGATTGGGGGCTTAAACTTTAAGCTCGTTTTAATCTCGAACCATATTGAACGTGATGGTATAGAGTCTCAACAGTTTTGAACCGATGCCCACAGTCTGGACATTTCCGCTCTCGGTACTCTTTCCTCGTGCCGACTACACAAGTCTTTTCAGCGTTGCATTTAGGACATTTCATTACAACACCTCCTCCTTCTTGTTGTAAAAGTCTTTTAGTTCGCTAATGGCTTTAATGAGAAGATCAATTTCTGTGACATCAACATACTGATCTCCGATCATGAATACGTCGCCGCCATTCTCAAGGGTGAGCTTTATAAAGAATGGGAGATAAGAACTAACAAACGTTCTCGATCCCATTTGCGCCTGTAGTTCGTTTGTGATTTCGTTAATCATTACAACAACCTCCAAGTGATAAAACATAAACTTCTGTCCCTTGTTCAATTGTTCCTTCGCTCCATTCAGGCTTGGGGATTCCCTTAGAGATTCCCAACAATTCAACAACTACCGAGGGGACGCTGTTGCCATATCCGTTAGTAAACTTGATATGGGTTATTGGCTTATCAAACCGTGTTTGATAGTATGGCTTAATTTCTCGATATTCTTCCTTTTTTTCGCCGGAAGCTATTAAATCAAACCATTTCTTTTTGATGGCTAAAGTTAATATTGTCATAGCTGTAGAGTGGTTTGAATTGGGGGAATTTCACCCCCAGGATTATTGATTAAAATGGTAAACGGTCGTATTTTGACTCAACATCAACCGAACCAGATAAAACGGGTTTAACATCGACTGATTCAGGTAAAGCGGGTTGGTATAGTCTCGGCTCCCGTAAGAACAACCCAGTAGAGCAGGTTTTATATCCAGTTGGAAGTTCTCGGATGTTTGCCAATGTCAAAGTCACAGGCTTGCCGTTTGCTATAAAACTTTTGAATGCTCCGTAATGCTTATTTAATTGGTTTTTTAGGGAAGCATTAGCCCAAACACCTTTATCTCCCAGAATAATTAAATAACTATTCCCGTACTCGCCACCAGTATTGATGTCGATATCGGTAACCAGATACTCCCCTTCTGGAATTTCGGTCAACTTGAAAGCATCTACGCCACCAGACTTAGAAACGATTAAGTGTGGGGTGATGGATTTTTTGGAACGGGCGATTTGCTTTAACCCCTCACCATCTACATCTTTTTTGGTCAACACTCGAACGGAAAAGATTAGGGAGGGATTTTCTTTGTGCGAGAAGTCGATTCGGGGGATACTGATCGTTTGTTCGTCGGGGGTTCCTTTTCGGATTGTTATGTCGTAACTTTCAAGCTCTCCCTCAAGCTCTCCTACTTGAAAGTTACGACCGTTTTGTTTAACCGTAAAAGTGTTGCCACCGCTACGAATAACGATATCTTTCTCATCTTCAGACGCTTGTAAAACGGGGCCATAAACCCGTTCAACAATTCCCTCTGGAGATGCTTTGACAGACAAGACATTGGACAAGTTAACTTCTCCGCTGCAAGCTGTCAAAAACATTAACAAATGGCTGCTGTCGTCGCCAAAGCCATCGACGATCAGATCGTTGATAGATACAGGGGAAAATCCTGGCATCCAGTCCAAAACTTCGAGAACTGAAAACAAGCCTTTTTCATCGAATTTAACTTTGGTTATTGTTGGAATTGTACTTGTCATGTTTCTTGATATTTACGATATTTACTTGGTTTATTCGGGCTAATCGCACCGCCCCAACGCCTCACAAATCAAGGTATTTATGAAGCGTAAGGGAATGCGGTTAAGGATTGAATTTTTCGTACAGAATCCGGTTGGCTTGTTGGATTAATTCATCGCTTCTTTCAAGAAATTCTGCATGAGGGACTTTGGCAATTCTGTAAATCTTAATCATCGCCCATCTATCTTCAGAATCTGTTTCTGCGCCGCATTCCCCACAACTTTCGATAATCTCAACTGAAATGTTTTTCGACCATATTGTAATGCTAATATGGTATTGGTTAAAGTCATCATTACCTGGCATTATAAACTTATTGAATCGAATATAAGGGATCAGTTTTCCTTCTGGTGATTCCCAATTATCGTGTTCTTCTTGCCAATAATCACTTCTGTTAACGAGGGTTTCAATCACTTCATTTCTTATACTTTTCATCACTTGTTTCCTATTGGTTTTAATTTAGAACCCCAACGCCTCACAATCGCACTATGAAGCGTAAGGGAAAAACGATTACTGATTACGCTCTTTGTACATATCAAAAGGATAAAAGTCGTCATCCGGCATTTCGGGAAAGAAGCCGTCGCTACCATCGGCAAATAGAATAATTCCCCCTGAGTTGTTGGGGTTCTTGATAAAAATGTCCCCTTCTGGATTTGAGAAATAATCCAGACTTAAACTAGATCCACGATCAGATCCAATCTCATAGGCTCTATCTAAATTTTTTCTGTCCATGTTAGTTTTCTCCAAGAATTGAGTTAACTAATTCGTTAAATTCGCTCTTTTTGCCCGGCGGAACCTGTCTAATAATCGCAGGAATTTCGATATCATCAATCTCGGCACATCTGGAGTTATATTCACGAAACCAGATTAGATGATCTCGCTCCTCGATTAATTTTTTAAACTGTTCGGCAAGCTGTATCCATTTAACACTCATTACGCCACCTCCTTAATCATCTATTGTTTCTAGTTTTTGATCTAGCAATTCAATTAATTCTTTTGCTAGTTCAATCATCCTGTTATTTACCTTTTCCTCGTACAGAAAGGTTAATAACCTTTCTGCCTTAGATATCACCTCCGCGTCTGGCAATGAAGATTCGCCATCTTCTAAGATTACTTTCATTGCCAGACGCAAGTTTGCATCTATGTATGTTTGTTTGGTTTCCATTCGGGTAAAGCGGATGGTTTTAAGAACCCCGCATCGGCGTCATCTCTGAAGACAATCGCACCGATGCAGATTTGCCCCTGCATTAGACATTTGATGTGCAGTTCCCGAAAGGGAACACACTCATAACCCTGTAAGAAATGAACGTAAGCGTCCCACATAGACATCACGCCACCTCCTCGTAAGATTGCTCAACCAAAGCATCAACCGCCATTTGAAACGAACTGTGTCGGGAATAGGAGTATTGAAACCCCTTTCCATAAGCTAAGACTTCAGTAACGGCGTAATAACTGTTTTTAAACTTGGCTACATAGCCTATTTTGCAACCCGTCTCATAAATGGCTGTTCCCGATTCTTTAGCCAAGGAAACAATCATTTCTTGAGTTGGTTGATCAGCTTCCCGTTTACTGGCTTGAATTTGCTCCCAATAATTTAGGAATTGATCGGCAGACAAAACGGTAGCCCGCCCATCGGTCAGCCTGAACCGGAGCATATCTTCTTTAGTTTCAAGGTTAGTGATTTCGCTGGGTTGGCAGTCCCAGTTTCCGCAAGAATCCCAGGTTAAAACCTGAGCGGCTATTACCTTGTTTAATGCAAGGGCTAGGACTTCGACCGAAATCTTTGGAGATACTGTTTGAATTTGGACGGTTGTTGCTATCATGGTTTAGTTGGGTTTTGACCCGTAAGGCGGTTGGCACTGATGTTGTAGTCGGGTGCTGACCGCTTTTGGCTTTGTATCTACAATCTTATAATGCTGTTATAAGATTGTCAAGCGATTTTCAAAAGTTTTTTACAAGTACCGTAGGGAAGACTGAACTAATATCACTGCCAAGACTCCACAGCAAAGCATCCAGCTTTTCTCTACTCACAGCCTCAACATCTCCAAGCTCTAATTTAATGATCGTGGGTTCAGACACGGCTCCGTTAGTCAATTCTGCCAACTGCCGACGCGATAATTTTGTAGCGTCTCTAATCTTTCTTAGTGCTGCGCCCGCCTTCTTATCCCAGGAAATCATCAAGACCCGACTATAAGGAACCATAATTTCTTCGCCTCCATGTCCATCATTATTTTCATCATTTCTTATATTGACATTATAAGATTTTTGTTCTACCATAGCAATATTGTAGGAATCTGGCAAGACCAAATCACCAGATTCCTGCACCCCCTGAAACAACAAGCCTTCCCTGGACGGATCGG